GTTCCCTGTAGAGGCGTGGGCGGGAGTTTCCGGCCCCCCCTCTCTCCGGCCTCCAAATCTGCGTTCTGTGGCTTTTTCCCCTTTCCCTATTGTTTGGCTAGATGAACTTCCGAAACCGCGTCAAATCGCTCCGTAGCGTGCCTGCGAGCGACCTCAGGCCCAACCCGAAAAACTGGCGAACCCATCCGGCAGCCCAACAGGACGCACTGCGGGCTGTGCTGGCCGAGGTAGGGCTGGCTGACGCCTGCCTTGCCCGAGAACTTCCAGACGGGTCTCTCATGCTGATCGACGGCCATCTCAGGGCCGAGACCTTGGGCACAGGCGAGGTTCCTGTGCTGGTGCTCGACGTGACCGAGAAGGAGGCCGACAAGATTCTGCTACTGCTTGACCCGTTGGCGAGCATGGCTGGAACGAACGCGGCGGCACTCAACGAGTTGCTGCGAGGAGTCGCTACTGGTGAGCAGAGCCTCGCGGCGATGCTTGAGGACATGGCGGCCAACGCCGGGATCATCCCTGTTGAGAGCAGCGAGCGCGACGAGGAGAAGCCGAAGGCGACAGAGTGCAGATGCCCTAAGTGCGGTGCTCTTGTGGAGGGCGACGAATGAAGATTGCCAACAGAATCATCGAACTGAGGAACGTCAAGGCGGCCGAGTTGAAAGCGAACCCGCTCAACTGGCGAACGCATCCAGAGAATCAGAGAGCTGCGGTCACGGAGATGCTCGAGGAGGTTGGCTTTGTCGACGCACTGATTGCGAGGCAGGATGAAGGCGGCGGGCTCGTCCTCGTTGACGGGCATCTGCGGGCAGAGATTGCCGACGATGCGATTGTGCCTGTGCTCGTGCTGGACGTTTCGGCATCAGAAGCCGAGAAGCTGCTGCTGACGATTGACCCGCTCTCCGCGATGGCCGACCTTGACAGGGAGAAGCTTGATTTCTTGCTCTCACGCGACGAGACACAAGGCGCGGCGATTTCTGCGCTGAAAGACAAGATGGCTGACGCCGCTGGGTTGCTGACCAACAGAGAGGCTCCCGAGACAAGTTCCGGCGAAGTTGAACTGACGGACTTTGTTTTTGCGCACCAGTGCAAGGAATGCGGGTTTGAGTTTAACTAGCACGAAGCCCGAGTGTGCATGGACGATTGCAGACCTTGCTCACGTTGAGCGACGCGGGATTAGCGTCATGTCTACGTTTGCTTGCGGCGGCGGCTCGTCGCTTGGGTACAAGCTTGCTGGCTGCGATGTGATCGCGGCGAACGACATCGACCCCGAAATGGCTTGGCACTACAGAAAGAACATCAACCCTAAGCACTATTTCTTGTGTCCGATCAGGGACTTGCTGCAGGCCGACTTGCCGAGCGAGTTGTTTTCCCTGGACATCCTTGACGGGTCGCCTCCGTGCTCAACGTTCAGCATGGCCGGCAGCCGCGAGGAGGCTTGGGGAAAGAAGAAGCACTTCCGAGAGGGCCAGGCCGAGCAGGTGCTTTCCGACCTGTTCTTCGACTACCTGGAACTTGTGGGAAGGCTGAAGCCAAAAGCGGCGGTGGCCGAGAACGTCAAGGGAATGATCCTTGGAAACGCGAAGGGCTACACAAAACTTGTGATGGAACGCTTCTGCGAACTTGGCTATCGGCCGCAGTTGTTTCTTGTGAACGCTGCCGATTGCGGAGTTCCGCAGCGGCGCGAGCGCGTGTTTTTCTGTGCGGTCAGGAACGATGTGAGCGACAGACCATTGAAGCTCGAGCCGAGGCACCGGTGGGTGTCGGCGGGCGAGGCGTGCTCAGACTTGGGCTGCTTGTCGGACGAGGAGCGAGACCATACTGCACCGGCGGCGTTTGACCTCAAGTGCTGGCACCGCACGAAGCCAGGGAAGTCTTATGCTGACTTTGTGAAGCGGTCCGAAGGAAGGCTTTCTGGATTCACGATCATGCGGCTCAGCGGAGCGATGCCGTCATGCACATTGACGGCGTCCGACACGGCGAGGCATTGGAGCGAGTGCCGACGCCTGACGTTCCGAGAACAGAAACGGCTTGGATCATTTCCTGACGATTACGCGGCGAAGGATGATAGGATCGGAAAGTACATGATCGGCATGAGCGTTCCGCCTCGCATGACCGAGGCCGTTGCTCGGGCTGTGACTGACCAGTGGATTCAACCGAAGGACTGAACGATGGGAAAACGTGGCCCCGCACCCGAACCGTCGATCCTCAAGTACATCAGGGGAAATCCAAGCAAGGAGCCGCTGAACACAGCCGAACCGACGCCACCGCTTACACCACACGACTTTCCGCCGCCCAAGACGCTCGACGGCAAAGCGGTCGAGGTGTGGAAGGACTCGGTGCAAACGCTGTCGCGGATGCGAGTGCTGACCGAGGCCGACGTGCCGACGCTGACGCGGTACTGCATCGAAACGGTTCTCTACCTTGCGTGCTATGAGAAGGTGAAGATCGCGGGCGAAGAATACACGCACTGGGAGCCAGACCCGAATCGCACTGACGGGAAACTCCGAATCAAATACACGCAGGTGGCCCCCTGGGCTACGCAGATGCACCGCCACCACGCTGCGATGCTGAGGATCGAGCAGGAGTTCGGCATGACGCCGAGCAGCAGGTCACAGGTGTCAACGACCAATGGCAACGAAGATACAGACCCGGTTGCCGCCTACGCTGCGAAGCGACGCCGCTCGTCAGGGGCTTGACTACTACTTCGACCCCGAGGCTGCACAGCACGCCGTCAACTTCTTTGAAGGCTGGCTGCGGCACAGCAAGGGGAAGCACGCGGGCAAGCCGTTCACGCTGCTTGAATGGCAGACGGTGATGGTCGGCGAGTTGTTTGGCTGGAAGCGGCTGGACGACCACACCCGCCGCTTCCGCGTGGCCTACATCTCCACAGCCAAGAAACAGGGGAAGTCCACGCTGCTGGCTGGCATCGGGCTGTATCTGCTGGTCATGGACGGCGAGAACGGGGCCGAGGTGTACGGGGCGGCTGCGGATCGCGAGCAGGCTTCGGTGGTCTATCGTGAAGCCGCGAGCATGGTGCGGGCTTCGCCGCAACTTTCCCGCGTGCTGGAAGTCATCGACTCCCGCCGCACGATTGCCTACCGCAAAGAGGCGTCGTTCTACCGCGTCCTTTCAGCCGACGCGTTCCGTGCGGAAGGCTTGAACATTCACGGGCTGCTCTTTGACGAACTCCACGCCCAAAAGGACCGCAGGCTGTGGGACGCGCTCAGGTACGGCGGTGCAGCCCGCGAGCAGCCGCTCCTCGTCTCGATCACGACGGCGGGCTACGACCGAAAAGGAATCTGCTACGAGCAGTACCAGTACGCGAAGGCGGTGGCGGCGAACTGGAAGCACGACCCCACGTTCTTCTCTTGCATCTACGAGATGGAGGAGGAGGCCGACTGGAAAAGCCCGGACGTGTGGCCCCAGGCGAATCCGTCGTGGGGCGTGACGATCAAGCCGGGAGACTTTGCCCTTGATGTGAAGGAGGCCGAGCAGTCGCCGACCAAGCTCAACTCTTTCCTCAGATACAGGCTCAACACTTGGACCTCTTCCGATGTTCGCTGGCTGTCACCAGAGACGTGGCAGCAGGGAGCCGTGCCGCTCCGCGACTTTGCCGACCGGCCTGTGTACGCGGGGCTTGACCTAGCAACCACCTACGACCTGTCGGCTCTAGTGCTTGTCTGCCCGGATTCGGAAGACGGGAGCATTGACGTGCTGCCGTTCTTTTGGATTCCAGAGGCGAACGCCGCCGAGCGAACGACCCGCGACAAAGTGGACTACCTCGGCTGGATACGGGACGGATTCATCAAGGTGACGGATGGAAATGTGACCGACTACACGGTGCTACACCGCGACATTTCGCAAATCTGCGAGCAGTACCGCGTGCGGCAACTGGCGGTCGACTTGAAGTTCAACGGCCAGATGCTTGCCAATATGCTGCAAGGGGACGGGGTTGAGGTGAGAGGCTATCCACAGGGCGGCCGCGCCATGAGCGCGCCTGCCCGCACGCTGGAGAACCTTCTCGCTAACTCAAAGATCAGGCACAACGGCCATCCCGTGCTGTCGTGGTGCGCTGGGAATGTGGCTGTCCACGAGGACAGGTTCGGAAACATTTACCCGAGCAAAGCAAAGTCAACGGAGCGAATCGACGGCATCGTGGCTTTGTGCCAAGGCATTGGAAGCTGGATTGGCAGCGAGCAGAAGCCGAACGAAACGCCCGAAATCTTCTTCATATGATCGCCCCGAACCAGCAGCACCGAATCCTGTGGCTCCCGAACGAGGAGCGAATGTTTGACGATGATTCGCCGAGCCACTCGTCGGCTGGCGTGCGGATTAACTCAAGCAACGCTCACCAAGTCGCGGCGGTGTTTTCTTGTCTGCGAGTGATCGCGGAAACCGTTGCTGGCCTGCCGCTTCATGTGCTTGAGCGATCAGCGGGAGGCGGCAAGCGGATCGCCAAAGAACTCCCGCTCTACAAGCAACTCCACTCGCAACCAAACGGCTGGCAGACGAGTTTTGAGTGGCGCGAGCAGGCTGTGATGCACGTTGGACTATGGGGCAACGCTTTTAGCGAACTCAAGGCGGGGCAGATTGTCCCGCTCCATCCGAGCCGCATGAAGATCGAGCGGATTGAAAACGGGAACCTCCGCTACAAGTACCGGGAAGAAAAAGGCACCGAGACTCCTTACAACAACGAACAAATCCTGCAGATTCGCGGACCGTCCGATGACGGCGTGAACGGGCTCTCGATTGTTGAGGAATGCAAAGACGCTATTGCACTCGCCCGGGCTTGCGAGTTACACGGGGCACGCTTTTTTGCGGCCGGTGCTCGCCCCGGGTTTGTTCTTTCGACCGAGGGCCAACTCAACGCCGAGGCTCGCGAGGCACTTCGCTCGCAGTGGGACAGGCGGCACGGCGGCGTCGGCAACTCGCACAACACGGCAGTCCTCACGGGCGGACTCAAGCCCTACGACATCCCGCAGGCGAGCAACACCGACAGCCAGTTCATCGAACTACGCCGCTACCAGTTGGAAGAGATCGCGAGGCTGTTTCGCATTCCCGGTTCGCGGCTCGGCCTTGCTCCCGACACTCCAGAGGCCGACATCGCGTTCGTCACGCACTGCATCATGCCGTGGCTGCGTCGTTTTGAGTCGGCGTTCACCCGCGACCTCATCGGCGACGATGACCGCTACATCGTTGAGTTTGACGTGAGAGGCCTGCTTCGCGGCGACGCTGCCAGCCGCTCAGCGTTTTATCGGGCGATGTGGGACATCGGAGTGGTCAGCACGAACGACATTCGAGCGACCGAGAACCTTGACCCGGTGGAAGGCGGCGACGTTCGCTACCGCCCGCTCAACATGGGAACGCTTGGAGAGAATCCAGCCGCGACCGACGTGCTGGCACAGCAGCAGAAGGGCAGCGGGATCGACGGGCAGGCTGTCGAGGGCGGCCTCGACGCCGCGGCTACTGATCAGCCACCGCAGACTGATGCTGCACCGGGAGAGCCTGAGGAGCCACAGGTTGCCGATGTGTCGCTCAACGGAGCACAGATCACTGGCCTCATCGCTATCATTGCTCAAATCCCTGCTGGCCTGCTGACCAAGGAAGGAGCGGCGGCACTCATTGCTGCTTCGTTCCCAAGCATCTCTGCTGCTCAAGTCACGGCGATCCTCGCGGGGGTGGTGGCTGGCAATCCCGCAGGCAGCGTGCAGCCTCAGCAGGCCGCTCCTGCCCCAGCCGCACCGCTTGGCCGCTCGCTACAAGACCGAGCAGAGCCTGATGCCATTGACACCGGAGACTTCGTGTCGTGGGCGTCTGGTGACGGGCGTGGTCGCGGCCGCATTACGCGAGTCGTGCGGGATGGCGAAATCAACGTGCCAGATTCTTCGTTCACGATTCAAGGAACCGAGGATGACCCGGCGGCTCTGATTCGCGTCTATCGCGAAGGGGCCGATGGGTGGAACGCTACCGACACGCTGGTGGGCCACAAGTTTTCAACCCTGACGAAGATTGACCCGCTGGAGGAGCGAGAGGCGACCGATGGCGAAGTATGACCACATCGACTTCTCGCCTCCCGGCGGCGTCCGCGATGAAGCCGCGAAGGGGCTGGCGTGGAGAGACGAGTTCAACCGTGGCGGAACTGCGGTCGGCGTCGCTCGCGCTCGTGACTTGTCGAACGGCACGAACATCTCACCCGATACCGCGAAGCGGATGGCGAGTTACTTTGCCCGCCACGCGGTGGACAAGAAGGGCGAGGGATGGAGTCCAGGCCAGGACGGATTCCCGAGCGCTGGCCGAATCGCATGGGCTTTGTGGGGCGGCGATCCGGGGGAAGCATGGGCGAGCAAACTGACCAAGCAGATTGAAGCAGCAGACAACAACGGCAGGAGCACAACGATGAACATCGAACGACGTTCACTTTCCATTGACGAGATTGAGTCCGACACCCCGCTCCTCCGCATTGAGAGCCGCAGCGAGGAAGGCAGCGACGATTCCCGCGAGTGGGTTGTCGGCTACGCGGCGAAGTTTGGCGTGCTTTCGCTCGACCTTGGCGACTTTGTGGAGCGGCTTGACCCTGGTGCTTTCAGCCTCGTTTCCGAGCGGCGAGGACGCAAGAAGCCGCTCCAGACGCGAGCACTCTGGAATCACGACCCGAACTTCCCGCTGGCCCGCTATCCCGAAACGCTCAAGCTCACCGTGGACGAGGTGGGTCTGCGGTATGAGTTCCCAGTTCCCGACACGTCCTACGGGAAGGACATCGCGGCCAACATTCGGGCGGGCATCGTTCGGGGATCGTCATTCGCGTTCCAAGTCTCGCCGGGCGGTGACGAGTGGAGCGTGGAAGAAGGCCGCAGCGTGCGGACGATCAAGCGAGTTGACTCGCTGATCGACGTGTCGCCGACTACGTTCCCGGCTTACCCCGACTCCGACGTGGCGGTGGCGAAGCGGTCCTACGATTCGTTTCAGCAGTCGCTGTTCGCGAATCGCGAACGCCGCACGATTGCAGCGTCGAAGGCGAACGAACTCCGCGAGTACCTCAAGAAGCATGGCCGCTAAGACGGGCGACCGCTGCCCGAAATGCCGCGACGGCAAGTTGCTCATCGCTTCAAGCCAGCAGCACGGTGAGTACCAAATAAGGTACTTGCGATGCCGCTGCTGCGGCGCGACGGACAAGCACGTCCTCCCCGCCAAAGAGATTCGGCGGACGAAGGTGGCCTGAGTCTTTTACTCTCTCCCGCATCGTTGCTGGATGGGTGTGGGGGGCGAGCCCTAGTTTTGACCGTAGGCGATGCGTTCGCGTCGCCACGAAATCGAACTAGGAGAGAGCGACGTGGACAAGATCAAGGCACTGCTGGACGAACTCGCGAAGGTCACCGCTGAGATTCAAGCCGCGATGGAAGCGGAGTCCGCTCCCGCTGCTGAAGGCGAAGGCGGCGACGCCGAGGCGATGGCT